TTTGTAACCTCACCCGTTTTTTCATTTGTTTTGGTATCTTTCGTTTGTTCAATACCATACATGTAAGGTGCATTTAATATACCCTTTAATGGGATATCACTTAAATACGCGTAAGTCGATCCAATGAATACACCAACACTTTCAAAGTTCCCATTACCATCATTGTATGATGAATTAAAATCGGTCATATGAAGTCTATACCTCATTGCTTTACCATAAAACCCTTTTACTGTTAAGTAAAATATTGGCCATGGTTGGTGAAAGAATGCTTGGTATGGTGAATTTTTTGGTGATTCAAATAAGGTTTTACCTCTTACATCAACAAACTTTATAGTTACTTTAGGGACAAAATTTGTACCTCTAACTTGGATATCAATACTTTGTATTCCAAACGCCTGTCCTGTGTCATCAATAATGTCGGCCCTTTTAAATTCCGAATCTCTTCTTGGATTATAGGTGTCGGTCCATGTTGTGTCTAAGTATTCACTATTTTTGTTCTGTAAGAAGTTTAATGTTCCCTCAGCGACTGACGAAAGTGTGTTTTGTTCACCACTAACTAAAGTTGTTCTTGGTATAAGATCAGCTTCAAGATTCACATAATAAACATAGTTTTCTGCGTTTGTTGCCCTTGGTTCCACAACACCATTAGAAACGGTACTGTTCGGGTCAATTAGAATTAAATTATTCTGATCAACCTTTACTAATATTTTTTCATTATTTGTGAGGTCGTTATTCGCCATAATATAAGTTGTACAGTTCTACACTCCTTTTATATTCTTGTAATGTATTAACAAGTGGGAATGGTATTCTTAAAAGAAAGTTATTTGGTATCTCAAATTCAATACTACCCGCAGTTGGATTTGCTTGTAAAATTAACCAACCAAACACAGGTGTTCCATAATACTCCTGAGAGATCTTATCTAACCTGTTCTTACCTCTTTTAAATTGTACATACTTATCTGAGGACGTAATTTTGATTTCAATACCTGGCACAATTTTAAAGTCACCATCGTTCTCAAAAAACTCGTATCTGTTAAAATATTGTCTACTCATTATTTCTCGACTTTAGTTGGTTTAAAATTATTTAGTGTACTTCCCAAAGTTGTTACCTGATCTAAATGAATCTTTTCTAACATTTCTTTCTGTGTTCCATCTGTTATATCCGCAGTACTTGAAACCGTAAACTTAAGTTCACTATCACCCTTCAATTTCTTAAACCTACTTAGGTTTATTTTCTCAGGTTTAGTTGTCTTTATAAATCTTTTAACTTTTCTTTCAATTCTTTTCTTTATGTTATCACTAAAAAGTATGTCATCTTTGTAGATGTCAGTTATACTTGTAAGATCATTCTCCTCAGATAATAATACGGATAATAAATCACTAAGTATAGTCACATTCACACTTAGTGAGTCGAAATTTATTGTTGTGTCTAAGTCCTTTATGAATTTATCACTATTCTTGTCAAAGAAATCAACAAATATATCATACTCATCATATAGTGTTGAGAAGGTAAATCCTGAAAGTGTTGCTTGTGTGTAAGTCTGATCTTTAATCTGACCATCGCCAACATACTTAGTTAAATAATTTAATTTATCTAAACTTTCAATAACCAAATTCCTTTTTGATTTAACATCATTTAAACTTCCAACCGCCTCATCTAATTTTGACACAACCAACTCTTCAAGTTTAGGTCTTAATATTGTATTCGATCTTTCAATCTTTTCGGGTGAAAGGAAATTATCAAACTTGAACATTTCTGATACGTCTTCCGTTAAAATAGCAGAAACCATACCTGTTTTAAGTTCATTAATTCGACTGTTCAACTCTGTGGTTGATGTGTATTCCCCTAACATCTTAATTGTTCTTGTTCCAACGTTTGATGTATTAACCGTAAAGGTGTTTATTGACCTGTACGTTGGTGATAAAAGTAAACTATGTACCTCAGGACCAAATTTGATTAATATGTCGTCATAGGTCGTTTTAAACGTTTCAAAGTAATCTTCATATTGTTTAGCTAAATCAGTTACTATATTTTTATAACTAATTGTTTGACCTGTTGGTTCAACTGTTGGAACCGTAGGGTCTCCCTCAGATTCTTGACCAGTAGATGCGTCCTTATCCACTTCTCCAATATAAACACCTTCGTTAAGTACTGGAACTGAATCACTATTGTCGCCTGATGGACTTTCGTTGATTGTATTTGCTCTTTGTAATGAATCTAAGAATTCTTTTGTAAATTCTTTAGCGTCTACCCCACCTATTGTTGAATTAGTGGAAACCGATCTTGGGTCATACATTTCTGTATTTGCAAAGAAGTTAGATGATAATGCATTTTGTAATCGTTCAACAGGTTTTTCAAGACCTTGACCACCAATAAAGTTAACTTGTAGTGTTACACTCGCAATCATTGGTTGAACTCCGATACCCTCAGGATTTAAATCCCATGGTGAGTCATCGTATGAAATGTTCACATCTCTAATTGCAATTTTAGAATGATAGAAATCACCTATCCTTACAACACATATAGGTGGAGGTCCAAAACTTGTGTTCCTCGCACGTAAGTCAGCATCATTTTCAATACCTTTAATTGGTATAGTATCTCCTGGTCTTACACATTGTAGTAAGAAATTAAGTCTACTATTTAAACCTTCAGGTGTTGTTGAATGAAATGCTGGATGAAAATATTTTAATTTTTCAGTTAAACTTTTAAATGTATTTGGTGAATCTTCCTCAAGTACTTTAAAATAGTAACACTCCGACAATGTTTTCATGATGATTTTCTTCATCATATCAATTGGTGGTTTTTTAACCTTTGGTTGTTCTACCGTTCCATCAGGTGTTAATTTATATTTTGGTATTTGATCTGGGTCGTTAGGGTCTTCAGGTTGTTTGTCGTTAGCAACAATTCCCATAACAACACCCGTATATCTACAATAAAATGTTATAGGTGCGGATTTCTTTAATGCGGAAGAACTTTGAATATTTTTATTATGACAGTCAATATTTGAAGATCCACCACCACCACTTAAACCACCCAAAGTTGCGTCGTCAACATTCTCACCAAAACTTTGTCCCTTAAATACGAGTTCACCCTCAATACCTTCATATCCTAAGTCAGTAAATTTATACACGATAGGTCCAAAATCTTTTGGTCCTGTTCCCGCACTGACTTCTGTTGGCCACTTAACTGATGTATTATTACCTGGTTTTTCAATTTGTTTTAAAATGTCCTGAACAACAGAGTGTGCTCTTCTCATTGAGAGGTAGACATTGTAGTCGTCATCAGCAACTGAGGATGTACTTGATTGTAAACCAAACGTTAACAATTTAATTTCTTTATTCTCAAGTCTTGTTTGTATATCAGTTAACTTATTTGAATACACGTCGAAGTTTGTGTCCAACTTACTAAACGCCTCAGTTAATTTACCTTTAGTTAGATTTATTTGGGCTGGTGTTCCTGTTACTGTCTCATCACCATAAATTACCTTTTTGTCGTTTTTCTTAGCCGCAGTTGCAGTTCCTGAAAATAAATTAGTTAAACCACTATCTAAGTAACCCTCATATTCTGTTTGTGAATATGAATTTTTAATGTCACTATACAAAACAGTGGTGTTTACATCTTTAGATCCTGACTTTCTTGGGTAGTCATTTGGGAAGTATAAAGACACTTCAAGTTTTTCTGGTGATTGTTCAACTGGTGTATTATCAAATTCTATAATTTCAGCATCTTCAGTAATTACTTTATATTTTAATATTTCTTCCTCTGTTCCACCACCTTCTAAATAATTTTTGATTGCGTCTGCATCATCTTTAGTTATTGTTGTGTATGTTCTAATTAACTCATAGAAATCAAGTTCCTCACACCCCGCAAAAAATGCGTTAATATAATTATCAGATTCTTCATCTGACATACCTTTAAAGTGTTTCTGTACCAATAAATTCAAAATACTTGGATGATCGACAACAATCTTAAATGATATCTGTCCCGATCTTGAAGTGTTTTGGTATGTGTATATTGGTTCAGGTCTCCCTAAGAAACTATTTTCTTCCCACCTTGCATTATTTTGTTCCGTTACTTTTAAATCATATGGTGGAAACCACATAACTCTACCTCCGTTAGGTCCTCTTTCACAAAATGGTAAATCACTTACCATAAAACCTGGCATGTTAGATGTTTTCCAAGCTAAGTTCTCAAGTGAGAACATATATTTTTTTGCTACATAACCATCTCCCGCTTTTACAATATTGGTTGATGATGCGAATGCAGTATCAGGGTCACCATTCTGTCCATTGGACATTGGTGCAATATTTAAATTCCACGGTGTAGTCATAACACTTGAATCGAACTTTCTAATATTTCCCGTTCTTTTCATTGTGTCGGACATATTCATGTAAGACCTATCTTTAGTCCAAACCCGACAATACTCAACCCCACCTTCATCACCACTAAATTTATCCACATATTTAATTGCGGATCCTCGTGACATTAATGTATTCCCTTCTCTAAAGATTCTACTTGTTTGATCAATTGCATTTGCAACATGACCTCTTGCCGCACCACCATCTGACGGCATTGAATTAAGAAGTTGTTGTGTTTTATCTAATATAGAATCACTTCTAAATGAATATGAGTTAGATAAACTCTGTTCGAACTGTGATCTTTCACTGTTAAATTCTTCATTGTTCGCCCCTAACTTATTTTTTGAATTTGTACTATACCAAGTAAGTTTACCTCCGATTTGACCACCTTCTGATATGTTTCTTTTTATTTCAAATAGTTCTGTTTGGACAGGATCAAATAATAAACTAAGGTAGTAACTACTTCTAATGACATTTTCATTGAAATCATTCATTGCATAGTTTACATCCTCACCCCTATCATCACCAATATATGCTTGTCCCGCAGGTGCTCCCGCCCCTAATATATCATTAATTGCATCTCCAATTTGATTAGGAAAATTAAATAATTTTGATGATTGTTGTGATCTTGCCGTTTTAGTGTAGTTCGGTGCATATGTTGAGAATCTTAAATTATCAAAAAGTACCGCCTTTTGACCACCACCCATATATTCGATCATAAGATCTGATGGTTTTCTACTTGGTTTTGGTCTTCTTTGTATTCCTAATAAAGACCCCAACGCACCTGTGATATCTTGGAATACCCTACCTAAACCTGTTTGTGCTTCAGGTCTATTAACTATTGGGTTTCTTGGGTTTGTTAAATAATCACCCGGTATTTCACTCCATGGGAATTCAACACCCGCAACTGTTTGTAAGAAATCAATTGCCTTACCCGCTATTGTTTTAGCGACTGTAATTTTATAATTCTTCTCAATTAAGTCTTCACGACCCGTAATTAAATTAATTGCCGTTGCTGTATTACCATTCAAGGCATCAATTAATCTTACTCTTCCGTATGTCGCAGCAACTAAGTTCTGTGTAATTCTTGCAAGAACAGGACCTTGTTTGTTATTTTTAATGTTCCAAGCCGCGAATTGCATTAGTTTAGACTCCGATTCATAATCCTCGGTAGTCATAATACTAATTAAATTATTGTATGAACCCGCAGTATAATATGGATATAAACCCAAATCATTAAATCCAACTAAGTTTCTTAAATCCGTAACAGTACTGAATTCATCAGCACCAAAAGTATTGAGGTTCTCAGGAACCGCTAAATAGGTTTGTAAATTAGTTTCAACGTCCCCTGGATCTACATTTGCGTTGTCTCTTAAAGTTTCAACGGTATATGCACCACTGTTAAATGTTTGTGGTCCGTTGGGTTGTTGTAGAGTTCTTGCAAGTATAGAATCTCTAAACACTTTCGTCGAATTAAAATCTAAGTAACTTGGCATATCTTATTTTATTAGATAAATAGATTCAAAAGTAAAATTTGGTAAGTTTTATGTTGTATATCCACGTGGATCACTGGACATTAAATCCGCCCAATATTGAGGATTACTCTGTAGTTGTCTTTGGTATGCTCCCATTGCAGAGTCCGACTTGATGGTAATGGTTTGGGTTTGAGTTGTATTTGATTGACTCTCCATTGATTTATTTTGTTCTTGTTGTGATTCTTTAATTTTGTTGGCTGATTCGTTGGCCTGATCTAATATTGCTCTTACACCCTCCATTTTGTCTTTAATAAATGCACCCGCAAAGTCAGATCCTTTATCACCTTGGTTACTTAACATGGTTCCCATATCTTTAGAATCCATACCAAATAATGCTTTAACCGCAGAATCTCCTGTCTCAGCACCTTGGATTCTCATAATACCTAAAATGTAGTTCACATCTTTCATAAGATTTTGAACCGCATTTGCTTGTTGTCTAACAATATCTTCAGGTGACATTGCCTTAAACTCTTTTTGGTATTTCATTAACTCTTGAGCAACCGTGTCAGTCATTTCAGACACCTTGAATTCGGACTGACCTAACTTCTTCTGAAGTTCAGGGTTTTCAATTGCAATTGTCATTTCCCCATCTTTCATTTGGGAAATATTTGTAAGGAATCTTTTTGTTTCTTCAGGAACATCAATCCCCGACATGTCGTTCATTGCTTGCATTCTTTCGTTACCCGCAATTGCCCCCTTAGTAAGTTCAGATAATGAGATACCTGTCGCATCTGCCATATCCTTAGCCTTTCTAAGATTTACACCTACAACTTCGAACCTTCCCGTTTCGTTATTAAACGTAGCGAGACTTTCTGTGGATTTAAATATTGCATCTTGTAGACCTTCAACGTTGTTAGTTGCCATATACATCATTTCGAGAGGGTTATTTAATGCTCCCATAGCACCACCAACCACTTGTAGGTTAGCAGCCATTTCAAGTGCACCTTCAGGTGAAAATACTTTATCTGCAACTTGGAAGACACTATCAACACTCATTCTAAATTCTGTTGATTTTCTTACCATTTCTTCTAAACCTCTTATTCCCTTTTGGAAACCAAATTGATTTAGTTTATCTACATTATCTTGTAAACCTTTAATTGTTGTTTGTGATTGTAACCCAAGTTCCAAAGATTCTTTTCCCGCATCCCCAATTGCTTCAGCCGCACCAACAGCACCAATACCAACATCTTCAAATGATTTGTAAGAACCCGCAAGTTCTTTCATTGTCATTCCAAACGCAGTTGCTATTTGAGCCGCTTTAACTTGACTATCACTCGATATGAACGCAAATTTTCCCGAGTTTTCAACCATTTCTTTAGTTGACTCGACAACATCAGTCACACCAAGACCCAATTTCTGTAATTCAGGAATTGTATCATTTAATGAATCTCTAAAATCTTTTGAAAATTGACCAGTTAAACCCATTTCTTGGTTTATCTGACGTAACATATATACTTGTTCTTTGGCGTATATTTCACCTTGATTTGACGCCACACCTTGTAATCCCGAAAAGAACTTTTCTATAGGGTTACCCCCTTCTTTTTTTGCTTGAGTATATAATTCGGCAAACTTCTCGATTGATGTGTTACTATTAACAGATGCGTATTGGTCAGTATCCGCAGATGCTTTGATTGCTTTAGCGATCATACCATCATCACTTGATGTGTTTCCTTTACCTGATAGTTCAATATCTGATTGTTGTTTGGTGACTGCAATTGTCTTTGCGGTGATTTGCTGTTGAGTAGGTGCTGGATTTTGTTTAGAAATCCAATCATCTACTATATCTTGTATCTTTTTTGTATTTACCGCCATATTGATAAATATTAACTCTTAGGGTTTTTGAGTTCTATAATTTTCTCAATGTAGTACTTCCTTTCAAAGATTGGCATCTTAAGGATATCTAAGTGTGTAAACCCATTTTGTATTAAAAATGAAATCTCAGTAAGCCTATTACTCCTATAATCCGTAGAAAGGACGAAAAAACTCCACCCCGAAGTTTACGTTGAACGTAACTTCTTCTCCTGATGGGGCGTAAATTGTTCGGGACAAATCCACCCCAGGTTTATTATCTCTTACGTATCGTCTAAATTGTTGTGAATCTGCAATTGGCATTGTTTCAATAAAATTCCTAATATTCATAGGATCTTTATTTCCTTTTACCGATTTAATCATCTTCTCTAATCTCTTTGTGACGATTGGTGCGGTACCAAGACCGTTCCAACTATTGGTGATTTCGTTTAATTCTTTCTCATCATTAGGTGTTAAAAAATTAAATGTAACATCAACCTTACTTTTTTCTAAGAAATATGGGTATTGTCCGTTCTCATCTTCAACTAAGCTGAATTCTTTATATGTAAGTTCAGATAAATCAACTACCGTTTCAAATTCTTCTTCCGTTTTTGGATCGATTAATCTTATTCCAATCTCAGGTCCGAATGCGGTATTACGTAGAAAGATAAGAATTGCTTGTCTATCTTCTTCAACCATATCACCAATTGCAACTTCTTTAGTAAGAACTTTTCTTTTAAGTAACTCATTAATCACTTCCCCACTTTGAATTAAATTTGGTGAAGACAGGATATTTTCATCTGCCGCAGTTAAATAAGCAACTTTGACGGATTTTGTTCGATTAGGGTACATAATACCCCGACTCGGCAACTCAACAACATCATAACTGATGTTTGGGTCTATAACATATTCGCGTTTATCTTCCATATTGTTTAATAGTAACGAATAAATAGACTAAAGTAAAGTTTAAACAAAAAAAAAGGGACCATAGTGGTCCCCTTAATATATTTGACAGATTATTTTATTAGTAAACTTGGATACATCTATCCATTCTCAATGTACAATCAATTGTTGCAAGTGCATCATTGTTGTAATCTAATTCACCAAAATTCAAATCTTGCATGAACGTACCTTGAAGAATCCATTTCTCAACCACAACACCAGTTGGGTCTAACATTTCTAATTCAATATCTTTTTTATACCCCGCAGCGTAACCCATTCTACCTGTTACAGATTCTGCGTGTAATCTAAACCATTCCATTAATGCTTGTGACGCAGATGGTCCGATCGGATCTTTAAATTTAACTCTTAGGGTATCCCATGTAAATCTACCAGCAACATAAGTTGAGGTATTTAAAAATGGTATTTCCACCGAGTTTATTTTAGCACTCGGTCTTGCCGCCGACGTTACATACCATTCATTGATTCCCAATGATGATGGAAATCTAACGATAAATCGGTTAACTCTTTTCGGTTCGTAGGGAACCGGCATTTTCATTAATAAATCTGCCATGTCTTTATATTTGTTTTCTTTTAGTTATTCTTTATTATAAATATCTCTGTTAGTGAAATATTTTAAAATTTATTATCAATTAAGTTGACTTTGTCAATTTTATTACGTATTTTTTATTTACCCAGTAATACTGGTAGCAAACTTTAAAAGATTTATAAGTTAATTATATAATATATATAATTATTATTTAAATATCAATTATTACTTGCATTACACTGGCATTATACTGGGTGTCATCTCAATTTTTACTTAGAGGGGGAAATACTACAATGTATCTCCCCTTCTTTTTTTTTATTATATATTCTCAAATGATGCTCCTGTTGGAGTTATTAAGAATTCAACATCTATAAATTCAAGTGCTCTTGTTGGTTTGATATAAATCTTACCTCTAAGTGTGTTAGCATCAATATCTTCTGGATCATTTGATACAACCACACGGAATTCATAAAGTCCTCTTTCTTTTTTAATCGACTCCAAAATAGGATTAACCAATCTTAAGAACTCATTTCTTACTTGTTCGTCATTTTGTTCAAATAACAATCTAACTGCAACTGCTGAAATTAATTTTCTTGCCCTTAACAATAATCTTCTTACGTTGATTCTATCAAGTGCTGATTCTCTAACCTGTAGAGTTTTGTTACCCCAAATAATAGTACCTGTGTCTGAGAATGTTGCAATTGGATTAATTCTTGCTTTATATAAGTCATCTCTATTCTCTAAAGTAAGTTTTTTCTTCGCTTTAATCGCGTTTACTAAACCTCTTGAGTAACCCGCTACTGCGAACCATGGGTAAGATACATTATCCGTTAGTGCAATATTCTTTAGAACCTCACCTGTTGGTGGTAAGTATATCTGTGTTGCATTATCAGTGTCACGTACTTGAATCCAAGGCCAGTAAGTAGCTGAATAGTTAGTGTCCATTTCTACAGTATCCAATTGATCAATAATTTCATCAACTGTATCTGTGTTAGGTGGGTTCATAATATAAAGTGAATCCGCTCTATCACCTTCAATCATCTCTATTGTGTTGTTAACCAATGAACTGTGGTTCAAAAAGTCAATACCTGGTGTTGCAAATATGTTAATATCAACCGACTCAGGATTAGAGAATGTTTCAATTGCTTGTAAGTAAGCGTAGTAATCAGAATTTCCAATATCAGTACTAAATACACCACTATTGTTCGTGTCACCACTTACGTATGTATTTTTACCGTAGATGTAACCATCGCTATTAGTTCTCGTACCTCTATAGATATCCCAACCATCAAATCCACCACCCATTGCTAATGTGAATTTTCTATATTGTTTAGTTTCCAATAAACCTTTATTAGTACCTTCTAAATCATATGATGTGGTTTTGTACGTAGTATCTCCCGTAATGGTTGATGCGTTTGTTGATAAGTGAAAACCGTAAGTTACATTAGAGGTTGTATTACCTTTATATTCTAAGATATCACTATCGAAACCAATCTGTGACGATATACCAAGAGAAACTTTTCTTATTTTATCTCCGTTCGAGATTTTACTCTCACCGTTAGCAGTATAACCTGTTACGGTACCCGCTACATTGTAATCTGTTTTATAAAGTATACTACCTTGAATTGTATTACCTTGAGAATGGGAAGTATATCCCTTGAATCCTGCTGGTACTGCATCTACAGGTGGGTTTACCGATAAGTTTAACATTACGAATTTAGATCTCAATTCATATTCACCATCTGAAGTTCCAATTTTTCTCGCTACATAACCTGGTAATTCAGGATTCATAGTACATCTTGTGAATTTCTCAAGTACATTTAAATTATCGTCTTTATCGTTGAAGTCTCTAATTACAATATCAAAGTCTCCTGTTTCAAGGTCAATGTTTTGGAATGTAATTTTAACTTGTGTGTTAGCCGCGTTACCATCAGAAATACTAATGAAGTTAAATAAATCATTAACTGTTCCACCTCGTACTTCAGATACAACAACTGGTGATGCCGGTGTTTCCCACTGACCCACAAAACTATTACCTTCTGATGTGTATGTTAATGGTGATATCTTTAAACCTCTTACTAACCCTTTTTCATTTAGAGTTTTTAATGTTTTAGAATAAACCTCATGTACATAAACAGGAATGTCTTTTTTATCTTTTCCAAATACCGTAGTACCTAAAACTTTAGTTACATATTTGTTAGATGATTGGTCTAAACTCAATGTGAATGTTTTTACACCACTCGTTGAACCTGTCACATCTAACGTGAACTCACCTAATGGGTTACTTGAAATTTCTGAACCTGACGCCAATATGTTTGCAGATGCAGTAACTTCTAAATTAAGTGTCTGTCCAGCATATGAACCTCTTGATCTTAAACATGCCACTACTTGACCACCATATTCGTTTTCAACCGCAGCGTATTCATACTGTGTAATTTTCCATCCAGCATTTACTCCGTCATAGAGAAAAAGATATCCATAAACACCATCGATAGTACCTAAACTATCTTTAAAGAATACGTTATACCAATTAGTGGTTGAGTTACTTCCAATAGGTCCCGTAACTTGATCCGATGTTACTAATCCTGCCGTGTCCGAAGACTCAACATGTCCAATAGTGAACCACTTACCACCAGTAACTGCAATATTTTCAATAAACGACTGTACTGTTGAACCGTCAGTTGCGTTCTTACCATTAAGATCTCCAATAAATGAAGATGTTGAAATGTTGTTAGTTGCTCCTGAAAGTGTTTCAGATGTACTATTAGTTAAGTCATCGGTGTCTACCGTTATACCACCTAATGTTTTTATCGATACAGATTGACCTGGTTTGTACCCTGTTAATCCTAATACTCTCGTTACGAAAAGTTGATTTGATTCTTGTAGATACGATTTCGCAACATACCCTAACTCATATTTTGGATTTCCATCCGAATATTTAGTCGGAGAAGTTGGTCCGAAATATGTTTTGAATTCGTCAAAATTTCTTATTAGTATTGGTTCGAACGCTGGACCTTGTATGGTCTCTCCCGCTAATCCCAATGTAGTTACCCCCACACTTTGAGCTACGAACGTTAAATCTTTCTCTGATGTATAAACACCTGGAGAAACGAATACTCTGTTTGAATTTGCCATTGATTACTTTAGTTAAATATTTTTATTGTTTATTATAAATATCCTGAATTTTAGTAAAGAGACCGACAGTTTTCTATTTAGGTATATTTAAAGATCCTTTTTTATCTATATTTATCTTTATGGGGAATAAAAACAGTAAAAACCTTAAAATAGGTGAAGAACATCATAATAAGTTAAAAAAATATTGTGATGAAAATGGTTTTAAAATGTATCGAATTGTTGAAAAATGGATTGATCAACACTGTAAAGTTAAAAAAGACGACCTTTACGGGGAGTAATTAGTGTAGATAAGTCACACCAACAATAGTACCAACACGTGGTGTACCTAATAAGGTTAGAGTAGTTCTACCTGAAATTTCAAATGCTTCACCTTCTAATTGTGTCAAACCATTTAGGTCAAAACTAACCACACTATCAATCGTATTTGTTGTTGTGAACGTCAAAGACTCTCCCGTATATTCAAAATCTTCCGTAGAGACTTGTCTTGGGTTACCTGAACTATCAATAAAAACATTTGATTTACCTTTATAATATTTTATTGTAATTATAGATCCCTCACCTGGTGGAGAAGCAAAAGATATTTTTGAGGTATATCCAACGTGGAAAAAATCATCATCTCTTGTCTGAACAATACCGTTAATCTCAACAGTAAAAAGAATACCAATTGTTTCACCCACACTAAACACAGTATTGGTCCCGTCTGCAGTAAACTTAGCGATCGTGATCTCAATATTTTTAGTCATAAATTTCTTTTCGTAGTTATTTGATTTTATGAATTCATTCATAAGGAAAAGTCGACTAACTGCGGGTTTAATTTCAAACTCTTCATCATCGATTAAGAAACCGAGTAATGTGAATTTATAATTTTGTAAATAAAACCTACGTGATTCAATATCAACAGGTGTGTTGTCTTCAACAGTGTCTAATACAATTGGAACGTAGTGTCCTTTAACTGTAGTATATGATTGTCGAGAAGAAAACTTTTGTAAAACAATTTGATTAAATTTATTTAGATCTCTAAAACGAGTACATAATATTGTTACTTCATATGATATATCAACCGCAACGGGTTGTGGTATTCTATATATGTCAGCACCCATCTGAGTACCATTCCATGTTGGTACAGATGCGTAATGAAATTGTTGTCTATCGGGTATTGTTCTTTGTAAACTTGGGTTAGTACCTGGTTGTACATCGGGTTTTCTTATTACACTAATAAATGGTATTTTTATATTACCATCTAAATCCGAAATGTCCCACGTATTTGTGAATTCACCCCATCTTTGTAATGTGAGTATTTTTGGAATAATAGGTATTTCATCACCGTCAGAAACAACTTTAAAATTATTCTTAACAAAATCCAACATACCCAAATCTAAATCATCGTGTAAAACAGAATCTGGTAAATACGAATCCCCTTGGGTTATCTTATCTAAAAGTTCCTGTCTTCTATCAACCAATTCATTTCCTTGGTAAATACTAATGTCGTTTTTCTTTTTTGGGGTTGCCATTATACTCCTCTAAATTCTACTTCTTGTGCCGGAACACATGTTATGGTTCTATAATATGGTTTAAAACCGAACATATTATGTTTACTGTCGGATGTTACCTTCCCATCGTTACTTACCGTATAATACCTTACTTTTTCTTCTGTTTCAGGATAACCAATAAAATCACCGTACTTTAAATCAATACCTAAATCATTTAAATGTTTTAAATAAACCGATAACGTTAAATTACCAGGTTCATTGTATCGAACCAAACCAGTTTTATATGTACTGTTCTTTGGTTGTTCTATTTTAACTAACGCATTAAACTCCACAGGTGGGTAAAATTTTATTTGATCTTTACCAACTTCGGCATATACAGCATCAGTATCGGTACTATCATGATCAACACGATAGAGAACTAACTTCATATTGAGGTCACCATGAAGGTATTCCTCACCTATTTGTATGTTCAGGTCAAAATCTTCAGTTGAGAAGAATTTACTCAGTCTTGTAATTGGAACCTTTTTACTCATACACATAAATAGTTTAAAATGTCATTTGATTTCGTTATATTTAATATATTATATGGAAAGACAGATACCTGAAATAGAAGCGAGGGAAATTGTGACGGGATACACGGGTTACAATAACCAAATATTATCGTGGAAGAGAAAATTTGAAACAAGTAAAAATCATACACTTACTCGACCACAATCCGATTACGTACTCAAACATTGGGAAACAGTACCTAAAATTGCACGCAAATATGTTGAGATTTCTGAACACTTTGGAAAGAAAGTAATGGAAGATAGATTACTACCTGAACCAGTGCGTCACATTTGGGTAGAAAAACTCTTATGTGAGAGTGACAAAGCATTTAACATATGGGGTAACATCAATGTAGATTTACCACACATGTCTATGTGGGTACCAAAGGCGGATATTATACAGGAAGAAAAGACGTTGGATAGGGAAGTTGATTACTCACCATATGATCACCGACCACCAATGGAACACCAAAAAACGGCAATTGAGAAACTACTTGCGAATAGTCATTTTATTTTGGCAGACGATATGGGTCTTGGTAAAACAACAAGTACCGTCATTGCTTCAATGGAAAGTGATGTAAAAAAAGTACTAATTGTTTGTCCCGCATCTTTAAAAATTAATTGGAAGAGAGAGATTGAATTTTACACTGAGGAAGAGGTTTTAATTGTTGAAGGTAGAAAATGGGGAACACAGTATAAGTACTATATTATAAATTACGATATTTTAAAGAATTTCCACACTACAGAAAATAACGTAGAAAGTGAGGGTTACCAAACAATCGTGAATGAAGGTTTTGATTTAGCAATTGTTGATGAGGCTCATTACATTTCAAACTCAACAGCACAAAGAACTAAATTGTTAAACGATATTTTAACTAAAATACCTAAAGTTTGGTTACTTACAGGAACACCAATGACATCAAGACCGATTAATTTCTATAATCTTCTTAAAATTGTTAAATCACCCTTAACAATAAATTGGAAAACGTACGTAATAAGATACTGTAAAGGGTATCAATTTAGGGTAGGGGGTAGAAAGATATGGAATACAAGTGGTGCAAGTAATCTAAATGAACTTAGAGACCAAACGAAAGCGGTGGTTCTACGAAGATTAAAGACAGACGTTCTTGATTTACCAGAAAAAATTATCTCACCAGTGTGGTTAGAGATGAAGAGTTCATTCTACGATGATGAATTAACAGAGTTTTTAAAGATCACGGAGGAACAAAAAACAAAAGAGAGTATAACAGTAACCCTTAATCGTTTAATGAGGTTACGTCAGTTAATTGCTATCGATAAGGTGGAACATACCTGTGAGTTAATTGATAATGTATTGGAACAAGACCGTAAAGTGATTGTTTTCACTAATTTTACGGTTTCATTAGACATGTTAAGAGAGAAGTACAAAAAGAAATGTGTTGTTCTGGATGGTAGAATGTCAAAAGATGGTAGACAACAATCAGTTGATAGATTTCAGAATGATCCTAAGGTAAAGATTTTCATTGGAAACATTAAAGCTGCGGGTGTGGGTATTACACTTACAGCTGCCGATGTTGTTATTATGAATGATTTGTCGTTTGTACCCGCAGATCACTCACAAGCGGAAGATAGATCATATCGTTACGGTCAAAAAAATAGTGTATTGGTTTATTATCCTGTTTTTGAAAACACTATTGAAATGACGGTTTACAATATTCTACAAAAGAAGAAAAATGTGATTGATCAAGTTATGGGTGATGGTGAATATTCTGAAAATTTTGGTTCGGAGTTAATCAGGTCTATTGGTAAAAAATAGTAAGGAAGAGTCAAAAATAAAATACACATTATCACTATGTATTCTTTCAACTAAATCCATATCTATTTTAAAAACAATTATATCACCTTTATATGTGAATGAAATATAGTCAATCTCTTTATATTGACTTATTGATGTGGTAACCTTTACTTTGTAATTACCATCTGAAGTAATTGACCATCCACCACATGATTTAACTTGATTAGTTTCGTTTCGATCTGTAAATTTTATTACACCATCGATACCTTTAAAATCTTGTGCACTTCCACCTGTTAATATGTCGTCATCTTCATATCCAATTGAATCCGTCCATATTAGTTTATGATTAGATTCTATTAATTTTTGAGACTTATTTCCTGCACCAACATTCTTCGTTTTAATATCATCTAAAGAGTCCTTTATTTTTCCATCTTCAAAAATCTCGAATCTATGATTATATAAATGTTCAGCAAATTCATTTATTGTATCAATTACAGTGTCCTCAATAAAACCTCCGTCAGAATCTCTCTCATATGGTAACTCGTAACCATATAATTCGTTTAGTTTCTTCTCTAAATATTTATGTTGTGTGTAACTTGTGTTTGTGTAGTTTATTCCACTCCTATGATCGTATTTGTCATTTTCGGGGTTATAATCATAAACACCCACTTCAGATGTACTCCCATCTGATTCAATAATTTGACCGTATCGTGGTAATCCCCGATCTTCCCAAATAATTCTAACAATACCCATTATCTTCCAACTTAGTTTCTTTCTTAATGGACTTACACTGTTAATGTATCTCCATATATCTAACTTAGATTTGTGTTTATTTCTGATTTTTTGTAATTGTTCTTCTGATACCATAATTAAATGTGTGATTATTCCAAATATAAACTATTTATATTAATAAATCAAGTAAGATATGCCAAGCACAATTATAACACCAACAAACAAAGAGAAGTTATATTCACAGGTTTTTCATCTTTTAGGTATGCCAATTCGTTCTATCGAGTTGACGGAAGAACAGATGGATACATTCCTTGAGTTAGCACTTGACGAATATGAACAATATGTAAGTGATTGGTTAATCGAATCACAGTGGTCATCATTAGCTGGGTTAAATGTTGATACACAATCCTTAACAAGAGCGTTCACTACGAGATCGGTTGACTATGAAACACAATATTCACACGCATATTCTAAAATTGTAGGTCTTCAAACAGGTGGTGAGTCGGAGTTGAAGTTAGATAAAATAGAGTTGGTTGCTAACCAACAAATGTATGAAATTGCTGCGGGAAGAGAAATAAACGAACTTCTTTGGTTTACAAGAGCAGAATTAACTGATTCAATCGTGGATCCATTTTTAGGTGGATTTGGTGGTCTTGGTGGTGTAGGTTCTGGTGGTGTTGGTGGATTTGCACAAATGGGAACCTCAGGTTCTTACTTTATGATGCCAGCTTATGATTTATTGGCAAGAATGCAAGATAGGGGTTTAAAAAACCGTTTAATTGGTGGTGAACTTACGTATCGTGTTACTGCGGGTCCTGAAGGAAAAAAACACGTCCATCTTTATAATACACCAGGTGGTAGGTTTGATTTTGGTTCTGTACAGAAACATAACTATTATGTGTGGTATTGGTATTATGATACCCACGATCGTGATGACTGTTTAGCAAAAAACAAAGATATTATAAAGTTACCTTCTGATATTGAAACAGAAGAACTTACATGGGAGACACTTAACAGACCAGCACAGAATTGGGTACGTAAGTATCTAATAGCATATTCTAAAGAAGGGTTAGGAAGAGTATATTCTAAATTTTCAGGAGACTTAAGAGTTCCCGATAGTGAAGTTAAATTAGATTATAATTCACTTCTAACTGAAGGTAAGGATGAGAAAACAAAACTTGTTGAAGAACTAACACAACGATTGGAAAGATTACGTCCTGACAAAATGTTAGAGAGAAAAGGTAACGAAGCAGAAAACTTAAATAAGTCACTTAAGTATAGACCATTCCAATCTCCATTCCTTGGAATCTAAAAAATAAGGGGGTATTATTTCAACCCCCATAAATTTATTCCTCTATTTCAAAATCTAATAGACTTCTATTGTGTTTAACCCAATGTTGGTCAATATGTTTAAGACTATCGTCTAAGTATAGAAAGAACGGATCCCTCTTTATCTTATTCCAAAAAATTACCTCAGTTTCAGATAATGTCATTACATCGTCGAAGTTGTCTTGACCACCCTCTTTCATAGGGTTACCCGAATCTAACTTACACTGTGTGGGTGTAAAGTATTGTCTTTTCTCAGGATTATCTACCATTATATCGTCACGTATGTCAGGACTAAAGACAACCATAAGTGGTTCTATTCTTTTGTTAAATGTATTTACGTATCGAGCGATGTTATATTCACCTTTCATTTCAGGATTGTCAGACATTTCTTTTTCGGTAATCATGTAACAATTTATTCTTACTTCATCAGTCTTTGGTT